GGGGCGATTCCAGCAACAACGATATAGTAGCATGGAGTGATGCTGCAAAAACCCATACATATTCTGTTCAAAATGAGTATACCATAACAATTACCGGAACCTGTTATGGGTGGTATTTTGATAGTTCCGCCTCTGCACCAAAAGTTAGAGATTTATCAGATTGGGGAAACGGCGTTTTTCGACTTGGGAATACTGGCTACTATTTTTGTGGCTGTTCGAATATGACCGTTAGTGACACAACGGGCGCCCCAGACATAACTGGTACGACAAGTTTACATGCGGCATGGTATGACTGCTCATCATTAACCACGCTCGGTGATCTTTCGCTTTGGGATGTTAGCAATTGTGAAGCTTTTAGTTATGCATGGTATGGCTGCTCGTCATTAACCACTCTCGGTGATCTCTCAAGTTGGAACGTTAGCAATTGTACGACTTTTTATGGGACATGGTATGGCTGCTCATTATTAACCACTCTTGGTGATCTCTCAAGTTGGAACGTTAGTAATAACGCAAGTTTTTATTATACATGGTATAACTGCTCATTATTAACCACTCTCGGTGATCTTTCACTTTGGGACGTTAGCAAGAACGCAAGTTTTAGTTCTACATGGTATGGCTGCTCGTCATTAACCACTCTCGGTGATCTTTCAGCTTGGAACGTTAGTAATTGTACAACTTTTTATTATACATGGTATAACGCCAACAATGCTTTATCCGACGAGCACTATAGCAAAATGCTTGTCGCATGGTCGATGCTGGCTTTGCAGACAGGTGTTCTTGCTCATTTTGGGGATGCTAAATATTTCAAAGGTGCGTCGTCTGACGCGAGGGCTCGCCTTATATCGTTAAAATCGTGGAGTATAACCGATGGTGGGCAGTCGGTTTATAGATACCCTTCACAAATAGAATATTTCAAAAAGCCTACCGATTTAATTTATTGGCATCCGGGTATTTATGGAGATGACGAGAGTATTGGGCTGACATCTCTGTTCAACGGTCTATTAAAAATAAAATATAGTAAAACTTCTTTCTTTGACGGTAAAACAGTTTTAAATGACAACAAAACCTCTATTTTTGATGGGTTGTTAACCGCAGAAGAAAAGACTGCCACTTTATTTGATGGCAAAACCCATATAGTTATTGTTGGCTCTAAATCAGACGTATTTGATGGCAATGCTGTTGTACGGGGCAGCACATATTCTCTCTTTGATGGGTTTCTAAAGGCAGAAAAAAAGGCTACCAACCTGTTCGACAGTAAAACTATTGTAAAGAGTGGTGCATACTCTGTTTTTGACGGTCTTCTGTATACCGAGAAAAGAACTACCAATTTGTTTGATGGGCTTTTATATACCGAAAAAAGAGTCGCCAACCTATTTGATGGTCTTCTGTACGCCGAAAAAAGAACCACCACCCTGTTCGACGGTGAGGCTGTTGTATATATTGTTGGTTCTGAAACAAACATGCTTGATGGTAAAGGCGTTTTAAAAGACAGCACATATTCTTTGTTAGACGGCCTTTTGCGTACAGAAAAAACAGTTACCAACTTGTTCGATGGTGAAGCATATGTGTCTTTTTCTGATTCTAAGACAGGACTGTTTGATGGTAAAACAGTTTTAAAGGATAGTCCGGTAGCCCTGTTCGACGGCAAGTCTGTTTTAAAAAGCAGCATAACCACTATCTTTGATGGAACTTTGGGGGTTAAAAAAACCACATCCGCTTTATTTGATGGCGACATTAATATAAAGAGCCTGTCGGAGTTGTTTATAGATGGGTCAGCATTAATTAAAAGCGGCGGTTCTGGATATTTTGATGGCAGAACAGTTTTAAAAAGTGCAAAAGCAGGTATGTTGGACGGCCTTTCCAGAATATTTTCTTCGTCTACTGGCTTGCTTGATGGAACCCTGTTTGTTACAGAGGGTTCCGGAGAAGATATCCTTGATGGCAAGTTCTATATAGTAAGAGTGCGTCCGAATAAATTAACATACCAACAATTAAAAGATTTGCTGGAGGGGTTAAGATTCATAGATCACACACCAAATTCTTCAAGCATAAAAGTAAGCGTTAAAGACAGCCGTGGGAAAAACAGCAATATAACTACTGTAACAATAGAACCACTATAATTCATGGAGACTTAAAAAATGGCAGAACCAACGACGAGATTCAGGCTTATCCCTAACAACACCGCCACCACTGCTGTAGACACAGCGGGAGAAAGGCTTGCTTCGATTTCAGGTCAATCCATAGTGTCAACTGGTGGTGGCAATGAGGCTGATTTTGGGACCATTGATATTTCTGGTGGAGCAGCAAATTCAGCAGTTCTTACACTTCTGTGGGATGTGACGGCAGACGGTGGGAATACAACCGTTGATACATTCAAGTTCTGGTTAAGCTCCAACGGCTTTGATCAGGCGGGAAGCGTTATAAAAATGCAACCGCTTTCAGGTGCAGACCAAGGTTCACCAAGCAACACTGAAAATTATGTAGCAGATGCCGTGGTAGGCTCTTACACATGGGCTACAGCGCCAGAATCAGAGCCATCTGCGAACATGTACCCCTCCGATGAAGGGTCTTCAATGGCTCTTTCTACCACATCAGATGACGTAATCATGTGGGCTATGTATGCTGCTATAGCGGCAAGTGAAACAACCGGAACATACTCCGGAACCACATCTGGATACGAATTGCAATTCAGTTTTAAATACTCTTATAGTTGATAAAATGGTGTCGCAAATGGATAAATTGCATTTAGATTCGGAATACAGAGATAGGTACCAAGAATATATAATGGCTGATGGGAGGGAATTTGATAGCAGAATTGTGAATTGGAGAAGCTTGCAATGGGAAAAAGTTATAGCGATAAAAACATTTGTAAAGGATAAAATCTATATTACCCATTGCAAACACAATAATTTCAAGTTTTTTGTTGTATATAGATGCGGCGGTCAAAAAATAGTTGGGAACCGTCCTAAGAAAATAAAAGAATGGTCTGTCGGATGGTCGGATGGTGAGAATGCGTTTATGACTGACATTGATTTTAAAACAGGAGAAATATTAAGACAATCCATTGTTCCTGTGAAGTCAATAGTATCTCATATACATCCAAGAGTTATGTCAAAATCTTCAGTTTCTTCTATTTCTACATGGGGCGGTATATATCATTAATAATAATAATAACTATGCCTAAATTAACTATACCAGATAAACTACTACCTATATATCAAAAGAAGAAAAGATTTAAAATCTTATTCGGTGGTAGAGGCGCGGGTAAATCCCAGACTGTAGGAGATATATTTTTACAAAAAGCACAAATAGAACGTGCTAAAATTGGATGTTTTAGGGAGTACCAGAATTCTATTGATGATTCAGTATTATCATTGCTACAAACAGAGATTATTAGATTACAGTTGTCTGGATTTAATGTTCTAAAGACAGAGATAAAACATATAGATGGGGGTGAATTTAAGTTTAAAGGTCTTGCGCGTAATCCTACTTCTGTTAAATCTATGCATGGGCAGAAGTATTTCTGGGTTGAAGAAGCACAGGCAACAAGTGATGAGTCATTAGAACTACTGTCACCCACTATTCGTACTTCAGAATCAGAAGTATGGATGACATTAAACCCACAATCTTCATCAGATCCAGTTAGCAAGCGTTTCTTAGAACCATATATGGATACGCTTTTAAAAGATGGGTACTATGAAGATGACTTACATCTTATTATATGGATAAACTATTATGATAACCCCTGGTTTCCTACAGAGTTGGAGCAAGAGCGCGCAGCAGACTACGAACGTTTGCCACGCAATCTCTATAATCATATCTGGCTCGGCCATTATAACGACTCAGTTGATGATGCGATCATTCCTACGGAGTGGTTTGAAGATGCAGTCAATGCTCATGAAAGACTTGGGTTTAAGTCAAGAGGAATAAAGGTACTATCGCATGACCCGGCTGATATGGGCGGTGATGCAAAAGCAATAGCTCTAAGACACGGATCAGTAGTGCTTGATGTAGCCACTACTAAAGTAGGTGATGTTAATGAGGCTATGGATTGGGCCATAGACAGAGCTTTAAATGAACAAGTGGATGTGTTCACTTGGGATTGTGATGGAATGGGGCTATCATTGAAAAGACAAGTATCCCAGGCTTTGCTTGGTAAACATGTACATTGGGAAATTTATAGAGGATCTGATGGTCCTGATAGACCACATGAGTTATATCTTGATCGTAGTGGATTTATCACTAAAACCCGTCAGCGTCCTAACAGAGAAGTATTTAAGAATAAACGTGCCCAATATTTCTGGTATCTGCGGGATAGATTTTATAATACACATAGGGCTATTAAAGGTGATTATGTAGATCCTGATAAGATGATCTCTATATCCCCTAAGATAGATAATTTAGCTGCATTGCGTGCTGAAGTGTGTAGGATACCTCGTAAACATAATGGTAATGGACTTATTCAGATACTATCTAAACCTGAAATGAAACGTATGAAGATAAAGTCCCCAAACCGAGCAGATGCTTTGGCTATGTGTCTAATATCGCCTACTACGACTACACAAAGCATAAATTTGGAGTTTGACTCATTATGGTAATAGATTACTCAGATCATACTGACGTATTAAAAGTACTCAAACGTGATCAAGAAGCTGAAGTAGATAATAGAGAAGCTGCTCGTGAGGCTACCCATTTTCTAAATAAGAGGGATGGACAATGGGAACCTGGCATAGTATCCAAGTTTGCCAATAGGCCGAGATATACATTCGATAAGTGTAATCCTGTAGTAGATCAGATTGTAGGTGAGATTGAGCAATCGAACTTTGATATATCAGTGCTACAGTCTGGCGGTAATGCTTCTAAGAAAGTAGCTCTTACTTATGATGGTCTAATTCGTAATATTGAGAATATCAGTAATGCAGAATTTATATATTCTGCTGCTGCCAGAGGTGCTGTGTCCTCTGGTTTGGATGGTTGGCGTATTGCTCATGATTGGGTAGATGATAATACTTTTGATCAAGACCTTATAATTAAAAAGATCAGTAATTTTATTGATCGAGTTTGGTTTGACTGTAATGCTGAACAACAGGATATGTCAGACGCTAATCATGTTTTTATTCTGCAATCATTAACTTTACCAGAGTATGAGAAAAAATTTCCAGAAGGTTCTAATATATCAGTTGATGAGGCGCTAACAAGAGAGGTTTATTTTAATAAAAAAGAGAGTATTGTTGTTGGCGAGATTCTCTATAAGAAAATGACATCTCGTGAACTCGTTTTAATGAGTAATGGGGCAGTCTATGAAGTAGACGATAAGTTCAAATCCCTGGTGAAGGACTTAAAGGCTAATGGTATTGTGGAAATGCGGCGCAGAGAGCGTAAAGTTTCTACAGTGCATTCAAGATTTTTTGATGGTGGTGGTTGGATATCAGATTCTAAGAAAACAGTATTTGATATGCTACCAGTAGTGCCAGAATATGCTAATTTTAAGATAGTAGAGAATAAAGTTATATATTGGGGTGCGGTAGAAAAACTTATGGACCCACAGAGGGTTTATAATTATGCCAAATCAAGACAGATAGAAGAAGGAGCATTAGCGCCAAGATCAAAATACTGGATGACTGTGCAGCAAGCGGAAAATCAGTTAGAGAAACTCCGTACCATGAACACAAATGCTGATCCTGTACAATTCTATACCCATGTTGATGGAGTACCACCTCCTTATGTAGTAGCGGGGTCACAGATAAATCCTGGGCTACAGCAATTAGCTGATGACGTATCAAAGGATATAAATGTATCCGCTGGCCTATTCCAAGCTAATATGGGTGATAACCCTGGTTTGCAATCTGGTGTAGCTATTGAGCAGTTGCAACTTAAAGGTGATAATGGTACATATAAATACTTTACTTCTCATAGATTAGCTATTACACATACTGCTCGCATACTGGTTAAGGCTATACCTAAAGTTTATGATACTAAACGACAAGTACGACTACTTGGCCCAGATGGTGCTGTTAAACTTGAGACTATAAACGATAAAGTAGTAACCCAAAATGGTTTAGTAGAAGAAATAAATAATCTATCAGTAGGTACATATGATGTAGTATGCACCGTTGGCCCATCTTTCAAGAATCGCCAGCGCGAAACAGTAAAAACTATCACTGAGATGGCTACAGTTGATCCTACTATACTTGAGATTGGATCAGATGTACTACTTGATAATATTCAAGCACCTGGTATAGCTCAAATTGCAGAAAGAAAACGTGACCAGATGGTCAGGGCGGGACTTATACCAGAGTCTCAGCTTACTGATGAGGAAAGACAATTAGTAGAGAAGTTAAAGGCAGAACCACCCAAACCTACACCAGTTGAACAGGCTATGATAGCTCAAGCACAGGCTGAAGCGGAGAAAGCACAAGCTAATACTGCTGACATTCAAAGTAAGATTGCTGAACGGGATAAGAAGTTTGAACTGGAAAAGGAAAAAGTAATAGCTGAAATGAATACCCAATCTACTAAGATGGCGTTGGAGATTCAGAAACTACAAGCTAAAATAACAGAAAGTGCTCAAAATACTGATCTACAGATCCAGGCACAAGCATTAGCTACTCAACGTGCAATGGATGAACAGGTAAAGATTCAAGCAGAAACTTTGAAAATATTGCGTGAAGCTATGGGCGTGGATGCTATTTTAGGCAAACAATCCCAAGAAGCATTTGTGCAACAAGCTGACAGGATAGTAACGACACAAGAAACACAAGAAACCCAATAACTGTACGCGACACATCGCGGCAATGAGGCCACAAAATGGAACTCGAAAAAGACACAGAGCTGCAAAGTACTGAAACTCAAGATGTAGTAGAGGACGAAGTACAAACCATTAGTCAGGACGATGATGGATCGGAATCAGCAACCGAAGATGATGAGAAGCGGCCTATTAACCAGGAAGCGGTTAATAAAGCCATTAACAAAAAACATTTTCAGATGCAGGAAGAGCGTCGAAAACGTGAGGCAGTAGAAGCGGAGCTACAAAAACTCAAAGAAGAGTTTAATAGAATCGCTAAACCACAAACTAAGCCAGAAATACCTCCTATGCCGGATCAATTTGATCCTAATTATGATCTATTGATAGCTACAAGAGATAGAGCTATCATAGAATCGGCTAAATGGGATGTAGTAGCTGCTGAAAAAGCTAATAAAGAACGAGAGGCTTTAGAGACAAAGCAGAAGAAAGAAGCTGGGATTATAAACGCTAAAATATCAAAGTACTCAGCTAATGTTGTAAAGTATGGCTTAGACCCAGTGGAAATACAAGAGGATGAGAAAATAGTAACATCTTTTGGACTGTCTTATGATCTACGAATGCACCTTCTCGATGATCCTAATGGTCCACTACTGGTAAAGTACTTGGCGAATAACCCTACTGAATTGGATAATATAGCTTCCATGAGTCCAATGCAAGCGGCTATTCGTATAAGTAATGTACTTACACCAGAAGCACAGAAATTACGTCCAAAAACATCTGGAACCCCTGATCCCTCTAAACCGTTGGATGGTAGAGGTGTGGGCGACAGAATAGACCCCTTAATCAAAGGGGCTACATTTGAATAAGAGGAAATTATGTCTAATAATCTTACGAGTAATAATACTACTAAAGTGGCGAGAGTTTTTTTGTCGGCGTTTGAGAAGAACAGAGTCTTGTCGAAAACAGTAAATACTGCTGTACTTAGGGGTGAGTTTACGCCTCAATTTGGATCTACTGTATACGTTAAACGTCCTATGCAGTATAACTCTCTTAGTACTGCTGCGGGCGATATCAGTAGCTCTACTAAATCGGATATCCTTGTTGGTTCGGCCCCTGCGACTGTGCAGAACTATATCACGGTTGCTATGGAGTGGTCTAATAAGGAAGAAGCTCTGAATCTGGATCAGCTTACCGAACTGCTTGCGCCTGCGGCAGAAGAAGCAGTAATCGCGCTTGAAACAAGTCTTTGTGACTTTATGATCAAGTATGCAAGTCTGTCTTATGGCACCCCTGGTACGGCTACGGATGCATGGTCTGATATTGCGGGCGCGGGTGCGCTTATGCAGGCTATTGGTGTGCCGTCTGCTGGCGAGAAGTACTATGTAATGAATCCCTTTGTAGCAACCGCATTGTCTACTGCTCAGACTGGTCTTGATGCAGCGGATAACTTGGTACGTACTGCATGGGAAAACGCACAGATTAGTGCTAATTTTGCTGGCCTTAGAGCACTTACCAGCAACTCTATGAGCAACTGGACAAGTGGTACTTTGGCTGATAAAATTGGTGCGCTTAATGCAAGTCCTACTGTTACGTGGGTTGCCCATAAAGATACCTATGTGCAGACTATCGCACTCAAGGGTCTTACTGCAAGTCAGAACCCGGCTATTACTCCTGGCGACGTGCTTGAGTATACGAGTACTTATTATGTGCATCCTCGCACAAAGAAAGTACTCATCGGTGCTGATGGTAATCCTGTAAAGTTCCGCCAGTCGTGCGTAACGGGTGACGTAACTACTAGTGGTGGTATTGCTACTATTACTGTATCTGGCCCAGCTATTTATGAGGCCAGTGGCCAGTATAATACGGTACAAGCTGCTCCTGTAGAGGATGGTGTTGTTACTATTCTTGGGGCATCTAATACCATTTACCAGCCTAACCTGTTCTACCATAAGGATGCTTTTGGCCTTGCTACTATTGCACTGCCTAAACTGTATTCTACGGATACTATTGCTACTACGTCAGATGGCATTAGTATGCGGGTTAGCCGGTATGCTGATGGTGATAAGAACCAGCAGAAAATCCGTTTTGATATTCTCCCGGCGTTCGCTTGCTTCAATCCCTTTTTCGCGGGTAAGGGGTTTGGGGTTTAATTAACAGCAACGCCTAACAGGGGTGCCGGGTAATGGGTCTACCGGCACCCTTCAAACACTTTTACTATTATGATGAATATTGTGGCACGATTTATGCTTGAATTAGCAGAATTGGTAAACGCATTACCCTCCACTAAAATTGCGCTTATTATATGGCATTCTGTAGTAGTAGGTATATGGGCATTCTTGTCTTTTAAAACTGGCAGGCTGGTAGAAATACCTGATTCTGTTATTATTATTCTGAGCGCATTGATAACAGGGCGGCTAGTAAAAGGTTTTGATATAAAGCGGTACACTAATAAACATAAACAAGGGCAATAATATGAAACGACTTATAGGTGCCTTATTTATATTTCTATTATCTATAAACACTGTTAATGCAGCCATATTACTATATGACGACTGCGAAGATCAGTGGAATACTTCAAATGATTGGTTGGCTCAAGGTAATGGTGGTCTTAATAGTTTAACAGTATCTACTGAACAGCATAAAGCAGGTAATTCAAGCTATAAATTTGTATTGGCACCATACGGTTCTCCAAGTACACAAACTAATGTTGAACTTATCTTACGTGGCATAAACGCTTCACCTCAGATTAAAAATTTTCTATATGGTACTACTTATTGGGTAGGGTACTCTATCTATATACCATCTGATTACGTATTTCCTTTAGCTGGATCAGGCGACTGGATGGTAAATGGGCAGTTTCATGGTGCGGCAGATGCTTGTGATAATCAGTATAACAATCCTATGTTTACTTTAGAAAACTACTCTACTGATCAAGTTACGGGTAAATATAAAGGCGGTATAGTATATCATGCTGCTGCTTGTGATTTAACAGATCCTCAAGGTGGTTCAGAAGCGTATGAGACAGGCAATCTTACTTTAGGTGCCTGGAACAATGTAGTAATGCAATTTAGATTTGGGTATCTTACAAGCCAAAACCCTTTTCTAAAAGTTTGGATAAATGGCAATCTTGACATAGACTCTACAGCACGTAACTGCTATAATGACGTAAAAGGACCATACTTTAAATTAGGCTTGTATGGTAACATGCGCTACCATGATATAGTCTATACGACAGTATATTATGATGAAATTAGAGTAGGTGATGCTAACGCCACATATGATGATGTAGTTCCAGGCGGCACGCCTACATCAGTAGTAGTGGCTACTACTACTCTTGGTCCCTTAGTAGACACTCAGACCATAAATGGTACACTACAAGCCTATGGCGGAACCCCTCCTTACACATGGACAACTTCTGGTACTGTACCAGGGTGGATTAGCGTACAATCGAATGGTGATTATACTATAACTACACCAACAGCAGGTCCATATTTGTTCAATATAATAGCAACTGATTCATTATCGGCTTATGATGAACAACAATTATATGGTACAGTATCATCTGAAGGAACTATAATAAAAACAATTTTTGGAACTACAGGCAATACAGCTTTTTCTACCACTGGTACGGCCACATTTGGAGACTAATATGAAACGATGTTTAATTCAATTATTTATTATTGTGACATTTATTGGTGTAGCTTATGCCGGATGGGAGACACAATATCTTAACCTTAATACTCCGGCAGATGATGATCTATTGCTTGCCCAAGACGTATCTGATACTGCATTATATGCAGAGGGCAGAACTAAAAATGTGCGTTTAACGGATTTATGGTCTGCATACTATAAATACAAGGCGGACTCGCTATACCAACCACTTAAAGGTGTGGATGACTTCTTTGTAACTGCGGCAGAGAAAACTAAACTCAGTAATCTATCTGGCACTAATACAGGTGATCAGAATGCAGCTAATGTCTCTATAACTGATTCTGGTGGACTTTATATTGCTTCTAATGTAGAAACGGCTTTAGCAGAAGTAAAAACTGCGGCTGATCTTAACACTACTAAAGTTACTAATGCTACTCATACGGGTGATGTTACTGGTAATAGTGCGTTAACAATAGCTACTGGGGCAGTTGGGCCTACACAACTTGCTTCTACTGCGGTAACTCCTGGTAGTTACACAAATGCGGATATAACAGTAGATGCCGATGGTAGGCTTACGGCGGCAGCTAATGGATCAGCAGGTGGGGGATCGATAAATACATCAGGAACTCCAGAAGATAATGATATAGCTGTTTTCGTAGATGAAGATACCGTAGAAGGATTAAGTTATTCTGAGTTCGTTGCTGCTCTTGAATCGTCATTTTCAACTGTGGGGTTTACAAGAAAAGATGAAACAGAAACTATATCAGGCGCTTGGACATTTAATAACAATATTAATCTTGGTAAACTGGTTCTTGAAAACAGCGATGTAGCGCCAAGTGTTATTGGACATTTTAGATATGACAATACTGTATCAGGGTATACCAATGGCGCATTAGCCTTTATGGACTCTGGTAGTAATGCCAGAAATCTAATAGATTCAACTTCTATAGATGATACGCCAGTTGATGCGATTACAGTAAGACCAGTTAGCAGTAATTGGGCGTATGATCATAGCTATGTAAACTACGCTTTTACAGTTGTTGACTCCACTGATACTATTACTACACTAAATGGTGTTAAATTTTTCGTTGTACCCGCTTGGATGAATGGTATGAATTTGGTTGATGTAGTAGCTGGTATTGTAGACCAAAATAGTGCTGCCTCGGGTAATACTACTATCATGGTATACAGAGCCAGATCTGGTAGTGGCAATAATATGTTATCTACTGGAACTACTATAGCTTATAATGAATATGGAGCCAATGATGAAGTAATAAATACGTCTTATGACGATGTACAAACTTTTGATAGAATATATCTAGATGTAACTACTATTACAACTCCAGCACAAGTAGGTCTATCAGTAACTTTAGTATTTAAATAGGATATGCTATGTCTGAGTTAGCACACTACGTTATATATGATGCCTTACAAATGATCCAAGTACAGGCTGAAGAGGAGCCTATAGAGGCACCTATGGCTCAGTTGGCTATACGTGTGCTTAATAGGATGATGGCAAGATTCAAAGTTAGGGGTATAGATGTAGGGTATAAAAATATCACCAATCTTAAATCTACTATAGCTGTACCAGATGGGGCTATTGAAGCCATAGTTCATAATTTAGCTCTTGAATTATGGCCTCATTATAGAAATGAAGAAGTATCTAATACTATTAATAGTTTAGCTCAAAATGGCAGAGATGTACTACGTATTCTTACTACTGAACTATCTGATATGTATTATCCTACTACATTACCAATGGGTAGTGGTAATGTAGGAGCAGGTGACTATCAGTTCTTCTCTTACGAAGAAGATGAGGACACAGATAGTGATACTATCACATCTACAGATGGATACTTAACTGATACAGCAGGTAATCTTATTTACGATACTGCTGGTGATCCTATTCCAGTTAACAAATAGGCGTACTATGGGAATGCTATCAATAACCTCTGGGTTCTATACAAGTATAAGTAAACCCGTATCTCATCAGGAATGTGTTAACTGGTATGTGCATAAGATTGATACGGATACCTATGTAAAAGAAATTTTAATAGGCACTCCTGGGATACGAGAACTCTTAACAACAGGAGAGCTAAACCAAGGTAATCGTGGAGCGCATGTTAAGAATGATATACCCTATTTTGTGAATGGAAAAACACTATATCGTCTTAATAGAGTTTCTACAAGTACAAGATCAATATACTCTGTAACATCTTTAGGGACTGTGTTAGGCGTTGGTAGAGTTTCGATGGTCGATAATGGAAAGCAACTCCTTATATTAGCCCCTGACGGGTACGGGTATATCTATGATGAGAGCGCTACTCCTGCCTTTCAACAAATAGCTGATGCAGGGTTTACTGCGAATGGAGCACCACAATATGCTGTATTTATTGATGGTTACTTTGCTGTTACTACTGATAGCAAAAAATGGATAGTATCTGCACTTAATGATGGGTTGTCATGGTGGCCTTTAGACTTTGCAAGTGCTGAGTCTGACCCTGATACTATAGTAGCACCTATTGTGATAAAGAACCAAATATTTATTACTGGTTCCCAAACTACAGAAGGTTATGCTAATATAGGTGGGTATGACTTTCCATTTCAACGCAACAATTTGTTTCTCGACAAGGGGTGTATAGCCCCATTCTCTCTGGTAAAATCTAATAACTCATTCTTTATGATAGGTAGAGGAGTGAATGAGAATCCTGCTATATGGCAGTTTATTGATAATGAATTTATTAAAATCTCCTCTAATTCCATAGATATACTGCTTAGTAAATACTCTGATATTGAATTACAGACAGCGCATGGTTGGACTTACGCGCAAGCAGGATCATATTTCATTGGCTTTACTTTGACAGATAGAGCTATTGTATTTGATCTATCCACATTAAAATGGCATGAACGACGATCAAAGATTAATGGTTTTACTACAGCCTGGAGAGCTTCTTCTATAATAACTGCTTATGGTACTGTATTGGTTGGAGATTATTTAAGTGGTAAGATAGGTGAACTATCTCTTAATGAATATCAGGAATACGGATCAGATATAATTAGAACTGTGTCAATCCAACCCTTTACCAGCGAAAGAACGGAAATTATAGCATCACGTATTGAGCTTACTATGGAAGCTGGTGTAGGGTCAGCCTTATGCCCTAATCCTATGATAAGTATGGCTACATCTAAAGATGGTAAGACTTGGGGATATGAGCGTAGACGAGCTATAGGTAAAGTAGGTGCGTATGGCCAGAGAGCTATATGGAGAGCTAATGGCAGATTCCCTAAAAGTGTTACATTGAAGTTTACGCTCAGTGATCCAGTTAAACCAGTAATTATAAAATTGGAGGCGGCATGATATTAATACCACCAGACCCTTCACGCCCAATAGTGACTACAAAAGGCATTATGACACAGCCCCTACAGGCTTTCATAAATATGATACCTAAGTTAGCTGTAATAGTAGGCAGTGGTTCGCCTGAAGGCACTATAATAGCAGAAGTAGGCCAAGAGTATATGGATAGAAATGGAATAGCAGGAGCCATTAAGTATATAAAACGGGACTCTGATTTTCTTGGTGATAGATCTAAAGGGTGGGTATTAGTATGAATGAATTAGATACTCTCAAAATATTAGCTAACATAGATAAGTTAGAGTCATTGATGCTTAGACAAGAGCAAGTAGATTGCCCTGTCTATCATCATCATTTTAATGGGCTGTATATCAGAGAAGTATTTATGCCAGCAGGTACATTTGCTATAGGGCATTATCAGAAAACCACTCACCTTAATATATTCCTTAAAGGCCAAGTACATATCATATCTAAAGAAGGTGTAAAGATATTAGATGCTCCTATGATATTTGAAGCCCCACCTGGTAGAAAAGTAGGATACATATCTAAAGATGTATCCTGGCTAAACATATATCCTACTACGGAAACTAATATTACTGTATTAGAAGATACTTTTCTTGATAAAAGTGCAGTATGGATGGCTACAGAAGAAGAACGATTACAAGCAGAATCCTTGCAAATATTAAGGGATATAGAAGATTATAAAGAGTTTATAAAAGATAAAACAGCAGAACAAAATAAAGCAGATCATATGCCATTTCCGTGCGGCACGTATAATATAGGCATATATGATCATGATATACTTGGTAAATGCCTATATGTAACAGGTAGTATTCTTCAGTGTGAGATTATTGCTCCTGCACGATTAAACGGTGAAATGACACCTTTTAGCTCTTATATAGCGCATTCTATTGAGCCTACGGCAGAAATTATTGATTTAAGTGGTGATCTTTATTACGTAGCAAAACGTAACTTAAATGGGTATAAGGGTGGAACTATAGGAGATAGAATTACTATCAACTATAGAGAAGCCTACGATAAAGGAATACTAATATGTCAGCAGTAGCAACAGCTATAGTAGGCGGTGCAATAGTAGGTGGGGCTATATCTGCGTATGGGTCACAAAAAGCGGCTAAAACATCAGCTAACGCTCAGACCTATGCAGCAGATTTACAGGCAGAAGCGGCACGTCAAGCCCGTGAAGATGCTATAGCGCAATTCGATCCTGCGCTTCAGGCATTTTTAAAGGGTATTCAAGACGGTAAAGATGCTCTTACTGCTGGTAATATAGATACTAATACTATCCTTAACCAGACTATGCAGAATGCGGACTATAGGTTAGGAGAAGGATCGTTAGCCGCACAGCGGGCAGTACTTGGCTATGGTGATGCGAGTAATCTAACTGGTACAGGTCTTACTGGTGTAGGCCAAGCCAGACAGGATTATGGAGATGCAGAAACACGGGCAAGACTTGAGTTAAACTCTAATGTGGACCAAGCGCGAGGAGATATCCAAAGAGGCCAGGAAAGTGCTATTGGGTACTCTAATGCAGGATTAGCTGATATTAGATCAGCAGAAGAACGAGCATTAGGTGTTATTGGTATCGGCGCTCAATCCGGACTTGCGGGACAGCTTAGAGCATCTTCGCCAGGGGGTGCTGGCAGTAGTCTAAGTTCTGATTTGGCTAAGTCTGAAGCAAGTTCTATGGCTGGCATTAATAGCTTGGTCGATAAAGGACTTGGTACTTTAAGAGGGTATGAGGATAGAGGATTAGCTGAAATTCAGCGTGGCACTAATGAAGCTGTAGGTACACTTGAACCTGTAGCATCCACTGGTAAAGCCGCCTATGATTTGCAGGCAGCTATGTCAGGGGCATTAGGCCCAGAGGCACAAGCGCAAGCATACTCACAATTTAAGGAGTCAAGTGATCAATCATGGTTGAGACAACGAGAAGAGCAAGCACTGCTTCGCAACCAAGCGGCGATAGGGGGACTTGGTGGTGGTACAGTTCGTACTACACTACAACAGCAAGCAGTGGATATAGCAGCCCAACAACGGCAACAGTATCTCGAGAATTTAGGTTTAGTTGCACAACCGGGATTAGCTGCTAACAGTCAACAGGCTAATATACAGGCTGCTGGAGGTATGGCTGGTGGGCAGTTAGTAGGCCAACTTGGTGGTAATGCCTCAGGGTTATATAATACCCAGATAGGTGTGGCAGGACAGCTTGCAGCACAGAGACAGCAAGCCCTGGCCAATAGGTCTAATCTACTACTACAGTTAGAATTTGATAGACAACATTTAGCAGTTAATACTATTACTAGTTTAGCCGGTCAGACTGTAGCAATGAGGGGTCAACAGATTGGTATTGAAACCGGGGCTGGGACACAACTTGCTTCTTTATCTGCTAATAGAGGTCTTACACTATCACAAAATGCTATGAATACCGGCAGTAATTTAGCTAATACTTCTATGGTAGGTGGTACTAATTTAGCTAATATTATACAGGCAGCAGATCAACAACGAGCACAAAACCAGATAGGGTGGGGTACTGGCGTAGCCGGGGTTAATGACCAGTATAACGCTAATCTATCTAATCTTCTCTTACAAGGCGGTACAGGTGAGGCTAATCTACGTATGCAGCAGGGTACTTTACTTGGTAATATCGCCACTCAATCTGCTACTAACCAAGGTAATTATCTGGCACAAGCCGGGCAATCGCAAGCTGCTGGTACTTTAGGTGCGTATAATTCTGCTGGTAGAGCCGTAGAAGGAGCCGCATCTGGTTTAGGGTATTATTTAGGACAACCGAGTAGCACTTCTAACACTGACCAGTGGGGTATTATAAAGGATTAAATTATGTCATTAATAGATCAATTAGCAAATCCTTATGTAGCTAATATACCTGGGGCTATCTTTGGCGGTATGCAGATGGCAGCAGTACAGCAGAATCAGGAAGCAGCTAAACAGAAAGCAGCATTAGAGAATCGCCTACAAGCTATAAATATCACTAAAGGTTTGCAGACTATTAATTCTAATGAAAATAAAGCCGCTATTGATACCATAAAGACTTCAATTTACGATGTAGCAGCAGCCTTTGCTCTGCAAGGCGAGGATAGAAAGAAGTACTTAGATACTCTATCTAAAAAGTACAAAGATATGAATCGTGCTGATTTAGCCGCTAATGTAGAGAAGATCAAGAAATTACCTGAACCACAACAGGATGAAAAACTTCTTGAGGGTATCAAGTTTGGGCAGAAGTTAGGTTTTATACCCGTTGGTAAGAATGAAGAGAAGCCTACTGAACAAAAACTTGTTGAAAGTATGGGTATATTTCCTGGCGATCCAAGATATGCTGAAAAGATACTTGAGATTATGAAAAGCCGTAGCTCCAGTGTAAATATTGATATGGGCAAAGTACCACCGGGATTACGGTATGATGAAAAGACTGATAGTTTTCATAAAATAAAGGGTGGGCCACAATCAGATAAACAAATAGAAAAAGAACAGAGTCTTGTAGCTAACCAAAGTGCTATGGCAGTTAAGACTTATGAAGTTACAAATCTTATAGATAAAGCTATGGGCGAAGTAAATAGTTTTACTGCTGGTCCTATAGGCGGTGTGCTTACATGGGCCGGTGGCACACCACCTGCTAATTTAGCTGAGACACTGAAGTCTATAAATTCTAATCTTGCTCTTGATAAGATTGCAGAGATGAAGGCAATGTCTCCATCCGGCGCAACTGGTCTGGGTCGTACTACTAACGTAGAGTTTATGGCTCTTCAAGACAGTATTAGATCCCTTAAACAGAACCAAAGTCCAACTCAGTTAAGGGAAAATTTAGCAGAGATAAAAAGGCATTATAACAGAATTAATCTTCTTATGAATGACTATACTGCTATGCAATTAGGACAGTATGAAGGACCAGATTACACAGGGCTTAAACCAGCACAAATTATAGAGAGTTTGGATAGACGTGCTATTGATAAAGAGGAACAGACTAAACGTGAAAAGGCGGCTAAAGTTAATAGTGGTAATACTAGTAGCGGCTATAGTGTACCTGGTATTGATAATAATCCTGGGGCTATCACGACTGAAATGCCAAATAACTTGGGTATGCAACCGTTGCCATCAACGGGAGCAATGCCGCCTGATCCGAGACAGAATATACAAGCTCCAGCGGGATTAGACCAAGTAGTACTTGATGCTCCAGGCTATGGTAAAGTTACTGAAAAGCAAATACAAGCTACAATGGCGGCTAATGGAATGACCAGAGATCAAGTGATACAATATTTAATGAAAGCTCAACGGTAATAATTATGGCTAATTATGATCCGAAAGACGTATTATTTACTATACCTCAACCAACTGGTAAGGCAGCATATGATCCGAAAGACGTATTATTTATGCTGCCTAATCAGCGAAAAACATTAGAAGATATAGGGTCAATTACTGCTGGTGCTATATCAGTTGGACAGGGTATAGAAAGCATGGGCCAAGCAGTAGGCTTACTTGGTCCTACTGATCCAAATACACAAGTAGCAATGGATGCTCTTAGACGAGAGCATCCTACAGCTACTCGTGTAGGAAGGACAGTAGGTCAAGCATTGCCTTTTGCTATGATACCTAATTCTTTTCCGTCTGCTATCGCTCGTATTGGCGTCGGTGGGGTATTAGGTGCTGCTGAGGGTGCATTAATATCAAAGGCAGAAAATCAGGATATAGGAACTGGTGCAGTAGTAGGCGGTGTTGGTAGGGCTACTCTAGAAGCTATTATGCCACCATTACTTAAACTCGGTGGCAGACTTATATCTACTGTACTTGGTAGAGCGCCAAAGGGGGCAGTGTTAACTGCTGAAGGACTACCTACACCAGAGTTACAAGCTGCACTTGATAAAGCTGGCCTATCATTTGATGACTTATCAGAAGAAGCGTATAACTTTATAAAGACAGCTAAACCCGGTACAGACGTAGAACAGTTAGCAAGAGCAGCTAACTTTAAAGATGCCGGTATTCCTGCGTTAAAAGGTGATGTTACCCAAAAGACTGCTGATAGGGCTTTTGAAGCTAAAATGGTTCAATCTACAGAAGAGGGCAGTGAGTTAATTAAAGCCGTAAGGTCTGCACAAAGTAGTGCTTATGAAGAAGCACTACAGAAGAATATTAGTAGAACAGGTGTATCAGAACAGACTGGTAATAGTATTAAAAATGTAATTGAAAGTCGTAAAACATTACTATCGGAGAAAAAAACAGATTTATATAAGAGAGCAGCAGCAGAAGCTAAAACAGACGGTATAGATCAAATACCTATTATACCAGATAGAATAAGAGCAGCTATACCAGATACAGGAATGTTATATAGAGTAAAGACTATAAAAACAAATAATGTAGCATCAGTGCAAGCGGCATTAGCTGAGTTTGGCATAGATACATCTAAAAAAGCTAAACTATTGTTGGCAAAACGAGGGGTAAAAGTAAAGCCTCTTACTATAGAAAATTTTGATGATTTTAGAACAGCCTTAAACCAAGCTGCTCGTGCCGATAAATCCGGAGCTACTGAAGCATTCGTACATCCTATACGAGAAGCGCTGGACTATGAAGCAAGTGATATAGTAGGTATAGCAAAACAAGCTGGCTTATCTGGTAGAGCGTTAGACACGCTTTTAGAAGCCCGTAAAACTGTTACAGTGCTTAAAACGGAACTTGACCCTCATGCTACATTGGGTAGACTTATTGCTAAGAAGCCAGGCACTATTGAGCCAGTAGTCGAAGCGAGTCAGGTATATAATGATATCGTTGGGCCGAATAAGCCTATTGAACGGCTACAGAGAGTAGTTAATCTTGCACAGAAAATGGGAGTAGAGGGCCGGGAGGCTATTGGTAATTTACAAGCTGCTACACTGACTGATATCATGGAGGCAGGATTTAAGGCTGAGACTCGTAAAGGGGAAACAGGTAAGCTACTTGGTACAGTTCCTTTTGTTGATCGCATTAACCAGATAGGGGAAAATAAATTAAAGTTAATCTTTAGTACTCGACCAGATATATACAGAGAACTAAGACAACTTGAGTCATTAGCTAAAGACCTCACAATGCCAGCAGGTATTGTGTCTACTAAAGTACCTAAAAAGCCTATGGAGCAAGCACTATATCTACTTCAACGCACAAGACTACTTTCAGTACTTGCTACTGTTAGTGGGGTTCCTGGTGTAAATAAAGCCGGGGCAAGTGCGCTATTGGCTGAGAGTATAGGAACACTATTACAGAAACAAGGTAACAAGAAAGCTATTGCTGCGGCTATAGCAGCTAAACCAGAGATAAAGTCTACGGTGGGTTTTTTACAACGTCAGATGCCTTCATTTGCTGCTGCTTTAGGTATAGCAGATTTTGCAGGAGATCAGAAAAAATGGCAAGAATAATAGACGCATTTACACAGTTCTTTGATAATGCTGGTGATCCATTAGTTAATGGATGGCTATATTTCACTGAGAGTGGTACAAACAATACTGAAAAAGATACATATTCTGATCCCGAAGAAACTACACCTAATGAAAACCCTCTTCAATTAGATGCTTCTGGCAGATGTCCTAATGTTTACGGGAGTGGAATTTATAGGGTCACATCGTTTTATAGCGATGCGATTTTCAGTGGACCCGGAACGCAAATTCAACAGTTTGATCCTGTAGGCCCAACAATACTTGATACCCCTCTCATAGAATGGGATGTATTATCAGTATATTCTATAAATCATATTGTGTTAAACTCTACCAGGGATGAGTTCTATAGATCTCTAGTAGAGAATAACCAGGGTAATGATCCCACATTAGCCCCTACCAAGTGGGAACGAATAGAGTTCATCAGCTATTGGAATGCCATAAAAATATATGCTTTAGGCGATATAGTAAAGGCTACTGATGGCAGTATATACTATAGTTTACAAGACTCCAATAGTAACAAAGATCCTTTTACCAATAGTGATTGGTGGGCTTCAAGTAGACAAAGAATGTGGGATGTAGCCGTTGAGTATGGGCAATATGAAACTGTAGCATACACAGATGGCACTTTATATAGATCTCTTATTGCTAACAATGTGGGCTATAATCCTTATGAGGATGATGGGTCCAAATGGCTTCCAGTTATGCCGCCTGTAGCAGTGTTCTCTTTTTCTGGTGGTAGCCAAACACTTGAAGCTAATGCTATAAATGAAATAACTGATAGCCTTACATATACTCTACCTGCTGCTGATTCAGTAAGAGCAAATGACTGGCTTGTCGTAGAGATAACAGATAAGTATAGAGCGCAAACACCAATGGTGCAGTGTTCTGGTACAGATACAATATCTGATGTAGGCGGTACGGATACTCAAGTATTGTTTAATATGTTACGCAGCACTATAGTAAGGTTTATTTCTAATGGTGTGGATGATTGGAGAATGTAAATGACTATAGAATTAATCAGTAAGATCCCACAAGTTAACACAGGATATCTATATCCAACAATATCACCGGCTGTATTAGGGTCAAAAGCAAGTTCATCCTTTGGTTTAGCCGATATAGTACCTGGTTTTGCTGGTAATGGTGATTATATAAAATTACCCTATACAGGTGAAACTACGCTATATTACTATTCAAACGCTAATGTACTACTTTGGTCAAAAGCTGTAACATCTATACATGCAAACTGTGACTTATGGGTTGGGTTTACCTATGATAATATAGATAATATTATATACGGCGTGGCAGTAGATACAGGAACTTCGCCTTATACGTATTATACATTTTCTATTAACAGTGCTGGAACTATAACTAATATAGGTAATGCTGTACCATTAGCCTCTTATACTGCTGCTTGGGTAACACAAGTATCAGTCGGGGGTTCTTCTTTAATACAAAGAGTATCCCCCGGTTCTGGTAATTTAAAATTACGTTCCACAACTCAAACTGGCGGTTTAGAATGTGAGCTTTCTATAATAAATGGTGTTTTTACATCACAACCGACAACAATATATGATGGGTATTCTTTCTACTTTATGTGTGATTATAAAAACTCTAATGGTGTAAGTATAGGAGGATTTATAGTACAACCAACTGGAGCATTAGTACAGATATCCAAAAGATATCCTGTGCGCATAGTATTACCTTATACTTGTGGTGTACCATCGCATTCTTATGATGGGCATGGATTAAAGCCTATAGTTTGGGGAGACTATATAGCCTTGGTAAGTGTGCATAATTACCCTTATATTTTTGGCCCGGTATTGTTTGATAGGACTGAGTTTGACGCATGGATGGACGACTTGGCAGAAGTAGCTGGAATTAACTAATAAAATCAGATACTTTTATTTCGATTTTTAGGCACCTATTTTTTAAGCCCATACTCAAGTATTGGCCTAACCAAAAAAGCCCTGCCAGTGGCAAACTGGAAGGGCTTTTTTGTCCAGTATCTTAAAGACTAAAGCGTATATGTTTTATAGATTAAACCGTTGAAGTTTTTAAGTAGTAATGATGCTAACTCTTCACTTTCACTGGCGTTATCCTTATGTAGTTCTTGGCAGTATATAAATTTTATCTGCTTACGTAATAGTATAGTAGCACAACTGGAGCATGGATGGCCACCGTATACATACACCCTACATCCTGCTATATTAGGCACTTGTATAATAGCCACTAACTCCGCGCACAGTGATTTATCAAACATTGCAAAAGCTGCTTCTGTATTCTTGATCTTATTGAATATGCTACTACCATCAGGGCAGCCGTTATAACCTGTACCTACTACACCAAAATCGGGAGTAGTTATAACACATCCTACCTTATTAGTCTTATTGCTCCATTGGGCTATATGTTGGGCTAACCCAAGCATCCTTTCATCCCACTTACTTGTACGTGTTTCCATTAGTCTCCCTCCTTAGATAGTCTAATAGTTTCTGCATTGAAAACTGTTTTGCTGCTAATACCTGAGCGACATAGTTATCAATAGTTTTATCAATTAGAATATGATTGATAACTACTGTACCTACTTGCCCTGATCTATGTATCCTTTTGTTAAACTGTAGATACTGTTCTAAACTCCAAGGTAGGCAATACCATACTATACACCGTCCACCAGATTGAAGGTTAACGCCATGGCCCATAGAAGCAGGATGGCATAATAGTAATGGTATCTCTCCTCTATTCCATTGCCTTATATAGTTAGTAGCATCCGTTGCACTCGTACCACCAGCTATAACAGGTGCATCTGGAAAAGCCTTGTGAATCATAACTACATCATGCTTATACTGAACAGCACACAATATAGGCTGTCCTGTTTCCTCTACCACTTCTTTAAGTCTATCGAGCTTGAGAGTGTGTAATTCAGTAGTAGCCTTTTCTCCTTCTGCATTAATACCATATAAGAACCCCTGTAGAAATTGGCGTAACTTCTGGCTGAGTGATGCTGCATTGAAGGCTACATGATCAATATCACCTATGGTTAGGATCAAGTCCTCGCGTAGCTCATTATACAATTCCTTATATTTATCTGGTAAGGCTATTTTAAGCGTGTTGTAGATTATAGGCGGTAAGTCTACACTATCCCTTTCGTCTAATCTGAATGTATGCGGGGCTACTTTCTTATATATCTCCTCCTCTTCTTCTGGCTTAATCTTATAAGTATAAGCCTTGAACGGGTCTTGGTAAAAATAGGTTGATTTATAGTCTGTTAATGACCCAAATATAGGTTCATCTATTAGCCAAGTATATTGTGACCATAACTCTAATAATGAATTAGGTGATGGAGTGCCACTAAGAATTGTCCTATATGTAGGAAATAATACTCTTAAAGCCTTTAAATATTTAAATCGTTTAGTAGAAGGGTCTTTAACCATAGACCCTTCATCTAAGACACATATATCAAACGGTGGTTTTTTCTTAGCCTTTACCAGTGCTGCCATCGTATTATAGATGAAAGGAATAGACTCGTAATTAGTTATATACACATCCACTTTGCTATTTATGGCTTTAACTTTGTCCTTACCATGTATGATAGCATATGACAAAGGCAAATTCCATTTAGCAATCTCATCTGGCCAAGTAGTGTATGCTGCTCTTAGAGGGGCTATTACTAAAGCCGGTCTATTGATTTTATGTAGAGCATGTAACACTATGGCAGTTTTGCCTGTTCCCATATCCGCTGCGAAGTATGCTCTTGGATTATCCAACCAAAATTTAATACCACGATGTTGACATGCTCTAAGTTTCAAGTTTATACCTCACGTAGTTTATTTAGTAGTCTTGAATAGTATTTAGTTATAGCATTTATACGATCTTGAGCATATGCCGTAGCTACTCTATCATAGTCAAAGCCTGTATATGTTCCTTCTATTACACTTATAAGGATTCTATTACATATACAGCCTATATAGATAGAGTATGGCATTATCTCATTCCTGTATGCCTTTTGTATAGCTTTATATACTGCTT